TTCAATCTTATGTGTGTGGCGCAATCGTTATAAGGAAAAATTAATTGATAAAGGCAAAACATCTGATGACGAACTTAAAATTATTCAAGACTGCAAGGTATTTGTTCAGAAGCAGAGAAACGCACAATGGGAAGGTAGTTTTAACTTTTGGTTTGATGCTAAAGGATTACGATACAAGGAAAGCCCATGAGCATAAATGAATTTTTAAAGTCTATACAAAAGCATTTTGGTAACGTAGAATATAAAGCCACTTCCAAAGACGGACAAACATTTAAAAGTAAAGGATGGGATCATGCTGAAATGGAATTTAGTAGAAAGCAACCTAGAAAATCTGATTATAAAATTAAGATCACTTGATTGGACTAAAAGATGGCGTGTAACAGTTGTAGAAGCTAAAGCAAGTCGTAGTTTAGAGCAAAACGAAAGGTTATGGGAGCTTTATACAAGCATTGGTAACCATTTAGGCATAGACAAACAAAACATGCACGAACTTATGTCTTATCGTTTGCTTAGATCACAAACAGAAATATGTGGCTTTCCATGTGAAGTTATCAAATCTACTACCAAACTTACTACAAGCGAAATGTCAGAATATCAACACCAAATAGAAATATGGGCGCAAACTATGGGATGGGGATGGGATCTATGAACGTATTATCATTATTTGACGGAATGTCATGTGGACAAATAGCATTAAACCAATTAGGATTTAAAGTAAATAATTACTTTGCATCTGAAATAGACAAAGATGCTATGAAAATAGCTAAAAAGAATTTTCCTAATATAAATCATATTGGTGATGTAACAAAAGTTAAAGGTAGTGAATTGCCTAAAATAGATTTACTTATTGGTGGTAGTCCATGTCAAGGTTTTAGTTTTGCTGGTAAACAATTAAACTTTAACGATCCTAGAAGTGCATTATTTTTTGAATATGTAAGATTACTTAAAGAAACTAATCCAAAATACTTTTTACTTGAAAATGTAAGAATGAAAAAAGAATCAGAAGATGTTATTAGTGAATATCTTGGTGTTAAACCAATAACAATTAATTCATCTTTAGTATCTGCTCAAAACAGAAAACGATTATATTGGACTAATATTCCTAATGTTACTTTGCCTGAAGATAAAGGTATTTTGTTAAAAGATATATTGGAGATTGTAGTGGATGACAAATACAATTTATCTGAAGCTAAAATAGATAGAGTATTAAACACCCAAAGAGGAAAAGGATTTTTTTATTCATCTGAAACTCACGATAAAATAGGAACATTAATTGCTGGTTATCATAAAGTACCTACAGATGGAGCTTATATTGCAGCAGCCATTCGTGGTAGATATTTAGATGATGGTTCAATTCAACAACAATTAGAAATGAGAAAAGACAACAAAACAAATACACTTACTACAGTTCAAAAAGATAATGTAGTTGTTAAAGATAAAGTTTGTAGAAAACTTACACCTACAGAATGTGAAAGATTGCAAACAGTTCCACCGGGATACACAGAAGGCGTATCTAATACATCTAGATATAAAATGCTTGGTAATGGATGGACTGTAGATGTTATTAAACATATATTTGGGAACATGAATGAACTATAGAAACCCTAAACTACTTAAAATAGCTAATGGCGCACCATGTATGATGTGTTCTATGCAAGACGGTACTATAGTGGCTGCACATAGCAATCAGTTAAGAGATGGTAAAGGTACAGGTATAAAGGCCCATGATCACCGTATAGCGTTCTTATGCCACCAATGCCACCACATGATAGATAATGACAAATCATTAGATAAACATGATAGAATAGCAGCATGGGAAGAAGCGCACAGAAAAACTATAGGGTGGTTATTTACTAACAACCATATACAAATAAAATGAATAAAATAGAATTTGGTGATTGTAGAGTGATAATGAAACGCTGGAAAGATGAAGGCGTTAAAGTGCAAACCTGTGTAACTTCTCCACCTTATTTTGGTTTACGTGATTATGGAGTTGATGGTCAAATTGGTTTAGAACAAACAGTTGGAGAATATGTTGCTAACATGGTAGATGTATTTAGACATGTATGGCATATACTTGAAGATGATGGAACTGTATGGTTAAATTTAGGCGATAGTTATGCTAGAACAGGTGGAGACTCTTCTAAAAAGGGTAGACATTGGGATGGAAGAAAAAATAACCCCAATACAGGTCATAATAGATTTGCTGGTGATATTGGTTTAAAAGCAAAAGATTTAATTGGAATACCATGGAGAGTAGCATTTGCTTTGCAAGATTTTGGATGGTATTTAAGACAAGATATTATTTGGCATAAACCAAACCCAATGCCTGAGTCTGTAACTGATAGATGCACAAAATCCCATGAATATATATTTTTATTATCTAAATCACCACAATATTATTTTAACAATGAAGCCATAAAAGAACCATGTATTAATTCAGCAGAAGAACAAATAGCTAAAAGAAATAAAAAGCAACATAGAGAAAATGCTTCTAAAGAAGAATCTAAATATGTGCAACATAACTTTAGTAAGGTTAAAAAAATATACGAAAAAAGAAACAAAAGGGATGTATGGACAGTTAATGTGAAACCATATAAAGGCGCACATTTTGCTACATTTCCTAAGGAATTAATTACCCCATGTATATTGGCAGGAAGTAAAGAAAATGATATAGTGTTTGATCCATTTATGGGATCAGGAACAACAGCTCAAGTTGCTAAAGAATTTAATAGGCAATATCTTGGATGTGAATTAAATACAGATTATGAATTACTACAAAAAGAAAGATTAGCATGAAATATTTAGTAGGTATCATAGGTATATTATTTTTACCTTTTGCAATAATCTTTGTGGCTTTTGAAGCAGCTTGTGTTTATATTGTTAATTCTTGTAACGAGGAATAATTATGGCAGATAAAAACCCTATCACAGGTGATCTATTACAATCACGCATAAACAGTAAAGAGTTTGAAGAAAACTTTGATCGTATATTTAGACGTAAACAAACATTTGAAGAATTACATTTAGAAGCAAACAATTACTTTGCAGAATATGAATTGCATCCTAGTACAGGAGAAGTGCAAAAGCGTTTTGTAGATGGTGTATCTAAACCTAATGGAGAACAATTTGGCAACGAGTCCGACTCAACTGAGTCTTAAAAAGTTAAGAGATGAAGGATACACCGTTGCTATAGTAGAACATTGGAACAGTTTTGCCAGAATACGTCAGGATCTATTTGGATTTATAGATATACTAGCTTTAAAGGGTAAAGAAGTATTAGCAGTACAAACAACCACAGCATCTAACATGTCAGCAAGAGTTAATAAAATAGCTGATAATGAATATGTAAATGCAGTTCGTGATGCTGGCTGGACTATTCATGTACATGGCTGGCATCAAGACGATAAACGTAAATGGCATTGTAAAGTGAAAGACGTCAGTTGAAATTTCAATCAGAGCATTATTATTATCAATACAAAGATGCGGTAATAGAAGCAATAGGCGAGGATAAAATGACTTGCCAGGATATGTCTTTAAAATTAGGTGTGCATTACAACAGAATTAAATGGGTTATGTATAGGCTTAGAAATGAAGATCATCTTACATCATACAAAATAAATGACGTTACATATTATCTCAAACCTAAACCGCATCCATTACAGTCTATATTTGGCCATGAAGTAAAGTTTACAGAAGATCAAATAAAAGGCTCACAAGTTTACAACGATAAAGACGCAAAACATAATTTAAGATTTAACCCAGATCAAGATTCATTTCATGGTAGTTCTATAGTAGGTGAAGGAGTGAAAATAGGAACATGACGCAAGAAGATATTATTGCTATATATAAAAAAGTATTTCCAACAGGTTACGAGCCAGTTAGCGTAGAACGCATGGTAAGGTTTGCTAGACTTATAGAGGAAAAGGTTAAAAATGCTTAGTATGGATCGTTTATTATGTATATGCGAGGATTGGGCTTTATACATGAAAGCACATGATAGTCATAAGTTAGGTTTCCCTAAAAAAGCAGTAGGATTTAGTTCAGGTGGTGAATCTACAGCAGATGCTTTTGAAGATATGGTATCAGCTCAAGACTTAAAAAATGTACATACAATGGACAGTATCATTCATTCATTACCAAAAGAACAACAGGAAGCTATCTACACACGCTTTTTAAAGACTAGGAAGCCATTTGCCTATGAATTTAAGCTAGAGCTTGCTATGGATAATCTTATGACTATTGGCGGCAGACGTATAAATGCCTAAAATAATCTACACAAGCATACTGATTTTTG